AGGAGTTTGAGTGTAAAAACCCAAGGCTCCTTCCCGGTGAGCTCGGCCGCCTCATGCATTGTAAGATGCGTGAGGTCCGTAAGGGAAGTGGTAGGGAGACTCTAAGGTCTATAGCCTGGAGGTGGACGGTGCTGAATGGCCTCAAGAAGGGTTTTCCTCATGCCGAAAAGGAGTTTATCCTAGAAACGGCCCGCAAACATGCGGCGACTCTTTCGTTAAATAGAGAGTCGGATCCAAAATTTCTTCAATATTTGGATCGTTTTATGGTAAACTTCAAGACTAGGTCTGGAGGACCAATCAAGAAGGAGGACTGGCACCGGGGGGAGCTTCACGACGTCTCTGTCAATTCGTGCTACGAAATGACTCGAGCCGGTGAAGGGAATTTCGGAGTTCTCCGAATGTTTCTCACTAATTCTCGTCAAGAAATTGATGATTGTTTACGTGAGAAATATTTGGGAAACGAAGAGAGTCTCAATGCCTGGCTTGATGATAAAAGGGAACAGGGAGGAATCCAATTCTTTGGAGATTATAAATATCTCAAGGATTCCTACCTTAGTCGTCGGGGAACCGATGACTACCCTTTCGTTGGCAAGGAGAGGATGTGGCGAAGAGTAGAACTCTCCTACCTTTGTGAGTCCCATCTCTACAAAATGGAACACTTTCCGGGGACTGCTAGGGTTGAAGAAACCCGAGTTCCCGCTTGGATGGATCATTTCACTGACGAAGTTCGTTACCTCAGGGACCTCTCCGTAAAGGAGGAGTTCCCGGGGTTCTGTTATGCAAAGTTTATCCTGGAACCCTTGAAGGTCCGGACAATTACTGCTGGCAGTATCGTCACGAATGGTCTATACAAGCCTCTTCAGACACGCCTCTGGTCTTTGTTACAGAGGTACCGTCAGTTTGAGCTGACTGGACGGGAGATGTCCATGGAGGTTTTCTCGGAACTTCTTCGAGAGTCCAACAAGTGGGTTAAGAGCCCTAGTTGGAAATATTGGTGCTCTGGTGATTTTTCCGGAGCAACCGATAACCTCAATATGGACGTCACCTTGATGATAATCAAACATCTCTCGGGCGACCCTTACACTTTTTCCGTCTTGGAACGTGGCCTTCTTAGAAATAGGATTGGCTACGGTACCGAGGAAAATAAGATGGGGGGTTCGGTCGAGGATATTCTCCAGTCTAATGGTCAACTGATGGGATGTGTCTTTTCCTTCCCGATCCTCTGCATTGCCAATTTGGCTGCCTACTGCTATACCCTTGACAGTTCATCTAGCTGTCGGATCCCTACCAAGGATGGAGGGATCAGCGACTTTTATGGTCGCGACTTCGATCGTCTTCCGGTCAGAGTTAATGGGGATGATATCCTCTTTAAAACTGATCTGGTGACCTACCGGAGATGGGAGCAGGTGGTGGCCTCGATTGGCTTGTTCAAATCGGTTGGGAAAAATTATCTCAAGGAGGACCTGGCCATCGTCAATTCGATGATGTTCAAGGGCCGACTTGAGATGGATCAGAGACGAGATAAGGAGGGGAAACTGATCCGAGAGGGAAAGATGATTCGTACCTGGTTAACAGTTCCATTTGTTAACATGGGATGGGCGGAAGGAGTCCGCAAGGGTGAGGAGGCAGCCGTAGGGCGCCTTCACACTCGCGCACAGACCGAAGAATTGGAGGAGGAGGGGAAGGGCTTTGAGACTCTTGTTTCTTACCGAAGTTCGGTTGAGGAACAAAGAAACCTGATCGAGAGATCAGGGTTCATCGGAAAGCCCTTCTGGGAGGGAATTATCAGCAGGTTCGAGGAGGTGGCTTTCGAGCGCCGCCGTGAGGCGGCGATCGG